TCACCAAAGTCACATATCAGCATACTACCATAAAATGTAATGTTGAATCCTCTGCATTCTGATAAAACACTTGCACATTCAACAACAAAAGGAAAAATGTTTTGTTTGATATGATCGCCCATCTTGTGTTTCATACAATGTTTAATAATTTCTACACAGGCAACTGCTCCACTTGTATTTTGACTTCTTGTGTTGCCCATTGGTAAAGGATCAGGATAGCCTTGATCGTTGTTTCTAGCAACTGACTCCATAATAAATTTGTCAACTACACATAAAGATATATCAGCAAATCCACCACCACTAAATTTTCCAAAACAAATTATATTAGGAGTAAGTCCTATTTCTAATGAATGACTAAATGCACCAAGTCTCCAAAAGCCTGTAATAATTTCATCTGCTATAACTGGCACATGATCTAAGTATTGCATACGTTTTAAAAGTTTGATTGTTTCATCATCTATTTTATTGATACCGTTAAACCAACTTACAGTATCTACAATTACACCTGCAACGTCTTCTTTATGTTTTTCATAAACATCATTAAAGTCTTTATCATAAAAATCAACGTAATTAACATCTGGTATATGTTTGGTCCAACGCATCGTATCAATGGTCATTTTCCAACCGGTTATACTTCCTGAATGAAAACTACCTTTTCTAACAAGGATTGTTTTCCTTGGTGTGCCTTTGTTTTGCCAATATTTCCAAACAAATTTTATTGCATTGTCTATACTATCACTACCAGTGAGTCCTGCAATAACATTTTCATATTGTGGCGGTAATAAACTTTCTAAATAATATTCTAAGTCATTCCATATTTTAGGTTTGACTAACCAGCTGTGATTTGCATAGGTATCGTTTGCTTCTTTAATTTTTTGTGTAAGTTCGGGCTGTGTATATCCTAACATATTACAGCCATGACCTGCAAATAGATCAAAGTAAGGTTTGCCATCAACATAGATGCTGTGTTCTAGCATCTTGTCTGGTGTAATGCTTACGTGTTTTGGATCTGTAAAACTATGTAGTAGGGTTATCATCTGGTATTGCCTGTTGTTGTAACTGGCTATCACCAGGAGCAATTCTGTAATTGTCCTCTATTGAGTCAGGTGTAGATACTTCTGTTATTGAACTATTGTCTTCTAATGCTTCAAGTTGATGTGGCATCAACGGAGTATTTGTCCACGTATCTCCGGCCTTAATCTCAACTTCCATAGGTGTAGCAGTTTGGGTATCCAAATATCTTAATTTGAATCTACCTTGGTTTACAAACCAGCTTTCATGCTTTTCTTTATGAAAGTGCATGGACATCTTTTTTCCGGCTTTATCAAATACTAAAATTTTCCCGCAGTAAAGATCATTTGTGGCCCAAATTATTTCGTAACCCCAACCTTTTTCAACCTTACCACTATGTCTTGCTGGCATCTATGTACTCCTTAACCGTTTTAAATTTATACGGTCCTATACTATTAATTAGTTTGCTATTATCGGCACACGTGAAGAACTGATACTGTCCTTTTAGGTGTTCTGGTAGTGGAACATATTCAATTTCTGCTCCATATTTTTCTGCATATCCTTCTGCAATATCTAAAAATGATGGTGCAACGCCTGTACCTACGTTCCAAATGTCAGTTGCATCAACATCAAACATTTTTTCAATTATCTGACAAACATCTCCTACCCATATAAAGTCTCTTCTTATGAATCCACTCTTTTCAAACAATGTAATCTTTTTTAAATTTTTTGCTTGTAATTCAAACTTACCAAACACACTTTGTTGTTCACCTTTATCCTGTTCTCCAGGACCATAAACATTGAAAAGTCTTAAACCTTGAACATTAATTGTATATTCTGGAACTTCCATCATAAGTTTATCAAACAAATACTTGCTCCAAGAATAAGGACTCATTGGATATACTGGATCACTTTCTTTAATTTGTTTTAGATCTTTATCAACTTGCACGTTACCATATACACTTGCACTTGAGGCATATATTAATGTTGTGCCAGTTTGGTTGCAAAGTTGCAATAATCTTGTGCTGAATTCTAAATTTTGTTTTAATATTTTTTCTACATCACGTTCTGTTGTGCTACTGATAGCACCAAGATGAACAACCCTATCATAATTTTGTGGATCAGGAACTTTATTAATCTGCCATTCCCAACCTTCTACTTGGTGTCCTTGGTGTTGCAAATAAGCACATAAGTTTCTACCTATAAATCCTTTATGTCCTGTGACTAATATTCTCATGCTTTCATTCTTTCAATTATATTGGTTGTTGAATAATCCTTTACTGTTGGAAATATTTCAACTTTTGCAATATCATTTCCAACCACTTGTTCCACTGTGTAGTCACCACCTTTTACTATGACATCTGGACGTATTTCTTTAATAGCTTCGTATGGAGTGTCTTCTTCAAAAATTACAACATCGTCTACAAAACCCAATTCTAATAACTGTGCTTTGCGTTTTTCTTGGTCGTTAATGGGTCTTAAATCGCCTTTTAAACGCTTGACCGAAGAATCACTATTAATGCCCACCACGAGGCGTTTTCCCAGCGTGTGTGCGTGTCTAAGTAGCTTTAAATGGCCAGTATGAAGTATATCAAACACCCCATTAGTCCATACGATATTGCGTTCCAAATCATCCTGTTGTATTATAGCAACACCTCTTTTTTCAACTATTCTAGCCGCGGCATAACAAGCCAATTTACAGGTTTCGAAAATGTCCATTCCTTTATCAATACCATAGGCTATGACTGCCATTACAGTATCTCCTGCACCTGTTACATCTGCTACTTCTTTGACAGGTTCTACAAAGTGTTTGTATTCTCCTTGGTTGTTTAATACGTGCATACCTTTTGCACCATCTGTTACAACTAACCAGGTCCAATCTAATTTTTTCATTTCACGTAAAGCATTAACTTTATCATACTTGCCAAACCATGTTTCATATTCTTGCATATTAGGTTTTACAAGATATGCTCCATGATAAAAATTTGCATCTTGTTTAGGATCAACTAAAATTTTAATATCTTTATCAAGTAAATTTCCTATTGTATCTCTTTTTACTGTGCCTTTTGCATAATCGCTGATGCAAATAATATCATGTTTCTTTACATGATTATTAAATCTTTTTGCCACTGTGCCAACATATTGTTCTTCTCTATCCCAACGTACAATGTGTTGTCCACGTTGTCCAACAAGTCTTGTTTTAGTTGTTGTTACACTATGATCTTGTGCCATTATGACATCTAATTTACTAGCTTCAATAAGTTCTAGTAATTTGAAACCTTCTTTATCATTACCTGCCACACTTGTAAGCTCTACTTCTGATCCTAAACTTTTTATATTAAGTGCTAAATTTCCTGCACCACCAATACTAAATTCTTGATTAGTTTCTAACAGCACTGGTACTGGTGCCTCAGGCGACATTCTATTTGCTTCACCTACTATCCAACGGTCCAGCATAACATCACCATAAACTTTTATCATATGTACAGTCCTATATAGAATGCTACTATAAGAAATAATATCCAAAAGATTATCTTTGTCATTTTATTTCTCCATCAAAGATACTAGTTGAAATACAGTTTGTAGTTTAATTAAATTTTGTTTATTTTGTAGAGTGTTTCTTAATCCTTGATGTAACGGCTTTGGCCAGTTTTCAAAAGTTACCCAAGCATAACCATTGTGTTCACCATTTAATTTAGGAATAAATTCATTTTTTACAACACAAAGATATGTGTGAAAATTAAATTTTTCATCGTTGCTTACAAAAGTTTCTAAAGGAATAGATTTTACTATGTCAGAAGTATCACCAATTTCTTCTTTTATTTCTCTTAATAATGCTTGGTATGGTATTTCTTCTGTTTCATTGGTTCCACCAACTAATCCCCATACGTTTGGTTGTTTGCTTTGTGTTCTGTGTAAAAACAAAAACCTTTGTGTATCTAGAGAGTAGAAGAGACCTCCACTACAAATAATCTTATCCATGTAATTACTTATTTTAAAGTACTAGACGCCAGGTTCCTTTTCGGTATTCGCCTTCAAACGTTAATGTCCATGCAATACCGTCCCATTTATATTGGATACCTGTATTTAAATTGGTTGTATATACAAATTCTACTGCTGTTGAATCAGCACCATCATTGGCACTTGCATCAAATACGATACGCCAATTATTTCCATCCCATTCAACAATATCATTTTCATTTGCAACTAGATCACCTTCTGTACCTTTCCATGCATCAGCACCGTCAGTATTTGAAGCATCACCTATATCACCAAGCAATAATACTCTAATACCAACACCTTTGATATTTGTTGGATTAGTTTTTGTTGGATCAATTATGTAATCAATAGTTCCTTTTGTAGAACTTGGACCTACTAATACTGTGTTTGTTGGTATTGTATCTTCGTCCCAATTAACAATGATTTGTGTTTCGTCTAAACTGTTCAATGCAAAAGTACCTACAACTGGATTTGTAAATCCTACTCTGTCTAGATAAATTTTACTTAATGAAGCTCTATATACTCCAGGTGTAGTTTCTAAAACTTCACGCCAACTAATTTCTCCTGCAATTCCATTCTTACCAAGTTGAACAATATTGTTCATCACTATTGCATCGTAACCACTGTAAGTTGAAACTGCCAAGTGTGCAGTTGATTTACTTGCACTTCCACTGCCTTCTTTACCAACTGTTGAGCTGTCTGAACCTTTCATTGTGTTTGCATAGCTATCATCATATGCTTGTAGCTCAGGCATTGTTTGACTCAAGTCTACTGTACCACGTTTTTCATCAAATATACTCATTACAACATTTGTAATGACTCCTAATTTTTTAACTTTAGCAGGAGGTGAAATATAAATTGGTGTGCTAAAATTTAGTGTACAAACGTCTATGTCTGATTCAGTACCAACTGGTATACTCCTCGAACTAAAGGTCATGTTTTCTAAATTAACAACTGATAAACTTGTCCAGTCAACATAGTTGTCTGTGGTTTGTATTTCTAAACTTGGATTAAACAACATCAATATTTGTTCTAAAATTTGTAATTTTTGTTCTGTGTTTGTTGACCATATATCAGCTTGAACCGTTAATGTATATGGCGTAGGCATTAGACGTTCTACTGTATAATTTTTACCTTGTGTGTTAAGATATTCGTTTTTATTACTGTCAAAAGCCCTTTCTCTAATATGCACTTTACCTGTGAAAGAAGGATCAGCAGTTCTTGTTCTATCCATTTCAAGATTGTTTACAAATACGCCTATGCGTGGAGCAGATGGGATTTTGTTTTCTGAATTATCTCTAATGATGTGTCCAACCTGCCTAGTGATGTCACCATACATCACAGGAACTTGTACCAAGGCGTCTTTTCCGTCTTTGTATGAGAAGTTACTTAACAGTCTTATGATCTGTGTAATGTATCTTCTAATTTGTCCATCATAAAAATGTAACATTAATTGTCCGCCTTAGGTTTAAGTGCTTTACTCAATGGCTGTCTTTCTTTGACTGTTTCGCCACCAATGTTTGCAGTTGTGCTATTGTTTATAAATGTTCCTTTTTGATTATTTCTTGTGTCTGTGTTTGTCATTGTTAATCTAACAGCATCTTCCATTTTGGTCCAACGTTGTCCATCATATCTAAATAATCTGTTTGGCATAAAGTCTGTACGCAAAAAGTAATCACCTTTAACCTGCGTTGA